TGGAAAGAGTGGGTCAATGAGAAGATTCCAGACAAGTATGATTTTGTGAGTGAGCCAAGGTTGGTTATTCCATTTTATGATAGAAGTGGTAAGATGTTTATGGCACAAGGTCGCAGTTTGTTTAAATCCAAAATGAAGTACTTGACGGTCAGACTTGATGAGGATGCCCCGAAGGTCTACGGGTTAGATAGATGGAACAAAGATGAGAGGACTTATGTAGTTGAGGGTCCACTAGATTCTCTGTTTCTTCCCAACTGTTTGGCAGTAGCAGGTGCTGATCTCGAAAGTTTGACAACCCTAAATAAAAACTCCACTACACTAATCTTCGACAATGAACCACGCAACCCCATAACTGTCAGAAAAATAACACAAGCAATAGACAGAGGTTGGACAGTATTCATCCCACCACGAGGATACGTAGTTAAAGATTTGAATGAGGCGATTCAATCAGGCATGAATCAAGGATCCCTTCAAATCTTTGTGAAAACGCATAGCTATGACGGCATGCGTGCTAAACTTGAACTATCGCAATGGTCATTATGAATGAAGTGAAAATACATGAACATGGTTTTGTAAAACTGCTCGACACCATGGGCAGTGATGAGAGCATTGAAAACTGTGCTCGAATAAGTTATGGTGAGGGTACAAGGAAAGTGAGTGAGACAAGAAATCTCATACGATACTTGATGAGGCACAAACATACTTCTCCATTTGAACATGGTGAGGTACAGTTTCACTTAAAGTTACCCATATTTGTGATGCGACAGTTAGTGAGGCATCGGACAGCAAATATAAATGAGTACTCTGGCAGGTACTCTGAGATGTCATCGGATTTTTATGTACCCGATTCTGCCTATCTCAAGAAACAATCAGAAACAAATAAACAAGGTAGAGGTGAACCACATCCATCCCCAGGACTTATACATTTTGAGTATAATCGGACACATGATGGAGCATGGGTTACCTACGAAAACCTATTAAGGGAGGACATCTCACGAGAAATCGCTAGATGTGTATTACCAGTATCTAATTATACAGAGGTTGTATGGAAATCAGACCTACACAATTTTTTGCATATGGTCAATCTACGAGCAGACAGCCATGCCCAACAAGAGATACAGGATTACGCCAATGCTATGTACTCGATGGTAAAACCAAAGTTTCCTTTAACCTGTGAAGCATGGGAAGATTATGTACGTGATGCCCAGACTTTCAGTAAAGAGGAAATGAGGATTATTAAAGAACAATTGGATGGGTCTTGGACTATGGATAAATATAGTCTAAGCAAACGAGAACGAACTGAATTTTTGGAGAAGTTAAAATGAACCTACCATCATTTTATCAAGATTTTATACATAAGTCCCGTTATGCAAGATGGGATTACACACAGCAGAGGCGAGAGAGTTGGGATGAAACTGTCGATCGCTACTTTGAATTTTTTAAAAAGAACTTAAAAGCAGTAAACAATTATGATGTGCCTGAAAACGAAATAGAGGAAACGAAGAAAGAAGTAAAAGGTTTGGGTGTTATGCCTTCAATGCGATGTATGATGACAGCAGGTGAGGCATTAGAAAAAGAGAATATTGCTGCGTATAATTGTAGTTACATTGCAGTTGATACGCCTCGAGCATTTGATGAAATTTTATACATACTCATGAATGGTACAGGAGTTGGATTTAGTGTAGAAACTAAATACACTGATCGTTTGCCCGTAGTACACGAGGAGTTCCATCCTACAGATACTACTATCGTTGTTGCTGACTCAAAACTTGGCTGGGCGAAAGCACTTAAGCAACTGATCGCCCTGCTATATAATGGAGAAATCCCTGAATGGGATGTAAGCAAAGTTCGACCTGCAGGTGCTCCACTTAAAACTTTTGGTGGACGTGCATCTGGACCTGAGCCATTGGTCAATCTTTTCAACTTCTGCACACAGAAATTTCAAAAGGCAAAGGGTAGAAAACTTTCGTCAGTCGAGTGCCACGATATCGTATGTAAAATCGCTGAAATCGTGGTGGTTGGTGGTGTTCGCCGAAGTGCTCTTATTAGTTTATCTGATCTTAATGATAACGAAATGCGTGTTGCTAAATCAGGAAACTGGTGGGAAAATGAAGGTCAACGTTCCCTTGCTAACAACTCCGTTAATTATCAGTCTAGACCATCAATGGCAACCTTCATGCGTGAGTGGTTATCCCTTTATGAGTCTAAGTCTGGAGAACGAGGAATCTATAGTTCCTACGTTGCAAAGAAACAAGTAGAAAGGTTGAATGATAGATATGGAAATCGAGTTGGGGACACAACTGGAGATAATGGATCAGATAGCAGAAGAAATGTTAGAGAACCCAGAGAAGATTTCGGCACAAATCCGTGCTCTGAGATCATTTTACGGTCACGAGAGTTCTGCAACCTTTCTGAAGTCGTCGTTAGAAAATCAGACACTTATGAGTCTCTCAAGAGCAAAGTACGGCATGCAACAATACTTGGAACATGGCAATCAACTCTTACCGACTTCAAATACCTTACTAAAGAGTGGGAACGAAATTGTGAAGACGAACGACTACTGGGAGTATCGCTTACAGGAATAATGGATCACCCTGTCATGAACGGCAGTAAAGGTGAGACCAAACTGGTTGATTGGCTCAATGAGTTGAGAGAGGTAGCACGTGACACAAACAAAGAATATGCACAACGACTCGGAATTGCACCAAGTGCCTCGATCACGTGCGTTAAACCTTCTGGTACAGTTAGCCAGTTGGTTGACAGTGCTAGTGGTATACATGCTCGTCATAATCCCTACTATATTAGGACAGTGCGTGCAGACAATAAAGACCCACTTTGCCAGTTCATGAAAGATGCAGGTTTCCCAAGTGAACCTGACTTCATGAAACCAGAACATACAACAGTATTCTCATTTCCAATGCAGTCACCGAAGGGTGCTGTTATGAGAACGGACAAAACTGCTATAGAGCAGATGGAACTGTGGAAAATTTACCAAGAACATTGGTGCGAACATAAACCATCGATCACCGTATCAGTAAAAGAAGATGAATGGATGGAAGTAGGGGCATGGGTTTACGATAATATTGATGATATATCTGGCATTAGTTTTCTTCCTTTCAATGATCATGTCTATCAACAGGCACCGTATCAAGATTGTGATGAGGAGACCTATAAAGAATGGGTCAAGAAAATGCCAAAGGATGTTGATTGGAGTGAGTTGGCCAGTTATGAGGCACAGGACTTTACAGCAGGTGCCCAAGAGTTGGCATGTAGTGCTGGAGGTTGCGAAGTTGTTGACCTCTGAAAAATCAAAAACCCTAAATATCTTGTAGGAAACTAACAACTTTTAGTGGTTCTAATGACTCTGAGATTTAGCGAATTTTTAATAGAGGGACCTGTACAAACGTATAGAGTTCATGGTGGTGGCCGAGGTGGCGTGACTAAAAAGGCACGTTTCTGGGCATGTCCTGCTGGGCACAAGAGGAAATCTCTTGGTCCTGGCAAACCACCTAAATGCCTGCCGAAAGGTGTTCCAACTCTAACAGGTGCCGCCAGGATTAAAAAGCAATTTGCTATAAAGAAAAAGGTGCGTACTCAAAAAGCAAAAGGTGCTGGTTATAAAGCAAAGATTGGTTTGAAGGTACGTCAAGCATTAAAATTTCGTAAGAAAATGAACATCAGAACTCCGGGACGGTAAAATGAAACTCATTAAAGAATACAATGAGGATAGTTTGCTTTGCGAAGCAGTTGTTACTGAAGAAGGCGAAAAGAAGCATTTTATAGAAGGCATCTTTTTGCAGGGTAACATCAAAAATCGCAATGGTAGAGTCTATCCCATGGAAACTCTTACCAATGAGGTCAAGAGATACACAGACAAATATATTAATAGCAATAGAGCATTTGGAGAGTTGGGTCATCCTGATTCCCCTACTGTGAACCTTGATCGAGTTTCACATATGATTACATCGTTAACCCCTGAGGGAGATAACTTTGTTGGTAAGGCAAAAGTCATGGGAACACCCATGGGTGAAATCGTGAAAAATCTTATTAATGAAGGTGCAAAACTCGGCGTATCATCTAGAGGCATGGGTTCGCTCAAACCAGGTAAGGATGGTGCCAATGAGGTGCAAGATGATTTCTTTTTAGCTACTGCAGCAGACATCGTTGCTGATCCTTCTGCCCCCGATGCTTTCGTTGAGGGTATTATGGAGGGTAAGGAATGGATCTGGGACAATGGTGCATTACGTGCCGTTGACCTCGAGTTTGCCCAGCAACAAATCAATCGGGTTTCCGCAAGTAAGAATGCGGTACTGCGTGAGGAGAGGCAAAAGACCTGGCTCGACAAGTTCGAGATCTTTGCCTCGACATTGCGGTAACCCTAAATAACTTTAGGACAATTTCCAAAGGATAAAAAAATGGAAAACATTCAAGAAGAAGGTACTAAAGTGGCGACTCCAGGTCAATCTGGTAAAGCAGAGGATCTCGGAGGAGAAGACGGACAGAGTAAAGAACTCAAGATGAAGTCAAACGCCACGGCAAAAGGCAAAGCAAAACCAGGATCAAAAGAGGCGAGTGCAACTCCAGTCAAAGATCCTAGTGCTAAGCAGGAAAAAATGTATGACGGGGAAGAAGTTGAGGTTGAGGAAGTACAAGAGCCAAAACCCCATACCAAACTCGGCATGATTAAACAAATACAAGACAGGATCACCTCGATGAAAAAAGCAGAAGTCGAAGAAGTCCTTACTGGTTTCAAAGCCAAGGAAGAAGAAGAGGCCAAGGCTAAGAAGCAGGAAGAAGAGGGTGACGAAGAGGAAGAGCAAGTAGATGAAGGTGAAATGCCACCTGCATTGAAAAAAGCAATGGACAAGAAAAAAGGCGATGATGACGAGGAAGAAGAAGTCAAGCCAAAGAAGGAAGCCAAAGCAGAAAAAGTTACTGCTGAAGACCTCCAACTTGATATTACCTCAGACGCCAATGCTCTCTTCGAAAAGGCAGACGTTGAGTTGAGCGAAGAGTTCCGAAAAGATGCAATGGTCATCTTTGAGGCAGCAGTAGCCACTCGCGTAGTTGATCTTGTTAATACCAAAATCGACCAGTTAAACGAAGATTTCAATGTTGCTCTCGAAGAAGAGAAAGCAGAGATTGATTCTAAGTTGTCTGAGAAAATCGATGACTACCTTACATACGTTTCAGAAGAATGGATGAAAGAGAATGAGTTGGCAGTTGAGCGAGGCATTCGTGCTGAACTTGCTGAGAACTTTATCTCAGGTCTCCGTGATCTCTTCAAGGAACACTACATCGAAGTCCCAGAGGAAAGAACAGATGTTATTGAGGAACTGTTCGCTAAGGTCGAGGGTCTAGAAGAACAATTAAATGTTGAGATGCAATCCAACATTGCCAACCTCAAGGCACTTAAAGATTACAAAAAGGTCGAAGCGATCGCAGAGGCATGTGTCGGTTTAACATCTGTTGAACAAGACAAAATGGTAGAACTTGCTGAATCCATTACTTACGAAAGTGATGAGCAGTTCGTACAGAAAATGTCCGTGATCAAAGAGTCCTATTTTAAAGATCGTGATTCTGATTCTGTTGAGGATACTCGACAAGAACTAACCGAAGCAATGAGTTCAACTGAGGAATTGGACGAAGAGCAAGGTGAGATCAAGAGTGATCCTCAGATGGAACGATATACATCGGCGATTCGCAGAGTACAGCGAATTGTCACTTAGTTTTTAACTGACAGGAGATAAAATGTATCTTTCAGAACAATTACAAAAGAAGTGGGAGCCAGTGCTGACCCATGGGGATCTGCCCGATATTAAAGATCCTTATAGGAAAGCAGTTACGGCAATCCTTCTTGAGAACCAAGAAAATGCCTTGCGCGAGCAGTTTGCTGCCGAGCATAGCATGTTCCTGTCTGAAGCATCACCAACCAACGCAATGAGTGGGGCAAATGGATTGGGTGGATTCACTGGTACGGGTACTGCCGCAGGTGATCAAGCCATTCAATTTGTTGACCCAGTCTTGATTTCACTGGTACGTCGTGCAATGCCTAATTTGATGGCATACGACATTTGTGGTGTTCAGCCAATGACTGGTCCTACTGGTTTGATTTTCGCAATGAGAAGTCGCTATGACTCTCAAAGTGGAGATGAGACCTTCTACAACGAACCTAACACATTCCATTCTGGAGGAAACACCTCTGATGGATCTGCTATTACTTCAGCACAAACTGCCATTCTTGGTGGTGCGTCAAGTTCACCTCTCGCTCTTGCCCTCTCGGGTCAAGGTGGTGGTGCTTCAGTTGCTGAGGGTGAGGCAGCAGGAGATGGTTCCGCTCGTGGTGCAGGATCAACTGGTATTGGTACACAGGCAGGTCAAATCGCCGAAATGGCCTTCAGTATCGAGAGAGTCTCAGTAGAGGCAAAAACTCGTGCACTGAAAGGTGAATATTCAATGGAACTTGCTCAGGACTTGCGTGCCGTTCACGGACTCGACGCAGAAACTGAGTTAGCAAACATTCTCTCCACCGAAATTCTTGCTGAGATCAATAGAGAAGTCGTTCGCACGATTTATACTATTGCTAAGCCAGGTGGTGTGAACAATACTGCTGCTGGGACACTTGATCTCTCTGCTTCATCCTCCGATCATGATGGTCGTTGGTCAGTAGAACGATTTAAGTCACTTATGTTCCAGATCGAAGTTGAGGCAAATGCCGTCGCTAAGGGAACTCGACGTGGTAAAGGTAACATCGTCATTACGTCAGCAGATGTTGCTAGTGCCCTGCAAATGGCAGGAGTTCTTGATTACGGTCCAGTCCTCAATAGTCTGAACAGTCTTAATGTTGATGACACAGGCAATACTTTTGCTGGTGTTCTCAATGGTCGATTCAAAGTATATGTTGATCCATATGCTGGCGACTTTACTGCTGGATCAGATGCTGGCATGCACTATTTCGTGGTCGGGTACAAAGGTTCCAGTGCTTATGATGCTGGACTTTTCTATTGCCCATACGTACCACTTCAGATGGTTCGTGCTATTGGTGAGAACACTTTCCAACCAAAGATCGGTTTTAAGACTCGCTACGGAATCGTAGAGAATCCTTTCAGCCAAGGTCTCACAGTTGGTGCTGGTGCTCTTAACGCCAATACTAATGAGTACTATCGTGGTGTTGCAGTCAAGGGTCTGCTTGGCTAATAGTTAACCAAGAGGTAATCACTTTAAGGCAGGG